GACTTCCAGCGCCTCGGTCAAGCTGCGCGGAGGCTGCGCCTCGTCGCGTGGCAGGTCGATGATGGAGTTCGCGTTGCGCGGGTCAATCGCCTCGCCGTTTCGCACGATGCTGTAGCCGACCGGATACAGGCCATCGACCGCCTCGCCCTGCGTGCCGGCGGCGCCGACTAGTCCGCCCTTGCGCACCGTCGCGCCAACCTCAAGCATGCCCCAAGTATCGACATTGCCGAGCGTGTAGCGGGTGCCGTCCGCCGTCTCGACCACGACCGTGTTGTCCTTGATCGACTTGATCGTGCCGTCCGCAGGCGCATTGATCGGGGTGCCGGGAGCGACCGACATATCAAGTCGCTTGCCCTTGACGTCGTACCGTGCGTTGGGAACGACCTCGCCGAAGTTGGCCGTGCCGGCCTTGCTGTCGAGCAAACCCTGAGTCTTGATGCTGACGGTCAGATCCTCAACCATCTGCTTCTTGCGGTTGGCGTCGAGCGACGCAATCATCGGGTCGGCGACACTCGCGTCAATGCGGCCACGATCAAGCTGCTCGCGCACGTACTCAAGGCCAGCCTGGTAGTCGCTGTCCATCATCAGGCGGTTGACAACGCCACGGGTCGCCATCGTGTACACGCCGTTCTCAAGTTCGCGCATCTGCGCGCTGTCCTCGGCAAACCCCATCAGGCGACCGGCAGCGCGGGCCTCGTTGAGCGCGACGCCCATGTTGCTCGTGAACGAGCCGGACGGCAGGCCGTCCTCGCCGACTTGATTGCGAGACTTGTAATCCTGCACCGCCAGGTTCACGTACTGCTGTGCGCGGATCTTGGACTCGTTCGTCGCATAGACCTTGACCTCCTGATCGCGGTGCGCAAGCACCTGCGTCTGGAACGTCATCATGTTGCGCGACAGCACGTTCTGGAACATGCGCCGCTGCGTCTGGTTCTGCAGACGGTCCATCGTCTCTTGGCCGGCCTGCGACAGTGCGTCCTGCGTGGCTTGGAACGATGTTTCAGCCTGCTTGCCGCTGGTCTTGAGGAACCCGTTCTGTCCGCGCAGGATGTCGTTGGCGCGCTCAAGGAACGCCACGTCGCTCGCCTTCGTCTCGGCCTCGTCGATGGCGTCCTGAATCGCCACGCCTGCGCTGAACGCCACGTTGCCAGCCTGCGTCATGGCGCGACCGAACTGCTGCACCTGTTCGGGTGCGGCGTTCTGCATGGGCTGCACGGGCGGTGCGGCGAAGTCGCCGATGTCGCCGCCGCCTGACGGGGTGACCTGTGGGACGAAGGTGGTGGGTACGGTCGGCATGGTTAGATCCTGCGCGTTGACACGCCCTCAAGCAATTCCTCAAACCGCTGATTGCGCGCCCAGTTCGCGCCAATGTCGGCGGCACTACCGAGCAGGCTGGTTGCTGCGCCGAATCCGGGCATGATCGTGTTGGCGGTCGCGCTTAGGTTGCTCGCCGTCAGGCCGGCCATCGTCGCCTGCGTGCCGAGGTTGAACGCCTGCAGGCGGGCCGCCTCCTGCGCCCGAACCGTGCTCGCGTTGATGTTCAAGCGGTCGATTTCCTTGACGATGTCCATGCTGGCGATGATGTCACGGGCCGTTCCCTGCCCGAGCGCGATGCCACGGCCAGCCATAGCCGTGCGTGCGCCTGCACGTGCCTGTCCCGCCGCCATCGTGTAACGGCCAGCCTGCAACTGGCCCTGCCGCCCGACCTCGCCAGCCGTGAACTCGGCAGCGCGGCGGTTGATGCGGCTCATCTCAGCCTGAAACTGCGCGTTCTGCGCCTGCATCTTGAGCTGATTCTGCTGCGACCGCATGTTGTAGTAGGTGCCGATGGCGCTCGTTGCGGCACCGAACACCGATGCGATCTGCCCGCCGATGGTCAGACCCTCGGCAACCTGACTGCCAAGGGTGAACCGCTCGCCAACGGTCGGCACATCGCCAGGCGTCAGCATGGTCGGCGAGCCGTCGTACGGGCGTTGCAGCAGGAATGGGATGTTGTATTCAGCCATCGTCAGTCTCCAAGCACGACCTCAAGCGTAAGTCCAACCACCGACAGTGGTAGCGGGTCGGCCTGACGCAGATACACCTGTCCGCCGGCGCGCCACGCGGGCTTGAGATCAACGTCGATCTCGTCGCTCTTCAGGCTCGGCGGTGTGCCGTACGGTTCCGTCGTGCGCTGCTTGGCCTCCACAAGTCGATCAGCGGTCGGCCCGATAAAGATGCCGCTCGACTTAAACACACGGATGTACGCCTTGTTGACGTTCTTGTAGCGGCCCTGCCCGTACCCGTCCAAACTCATCACCGCCGGCAGGGTCTGTAGATCGCTCTCGTAGGGCAGGCCGACGTGGATGACCACCGCAGCCCGGTCGATAGTCACGGAGCCGCTAGAGACCGTCCGCTGCGGCTGCACGGCCCCGTCAGCGAGGATGCTGACCGTCTTGCCCTCAAGGTGCGTCAGGCCGCCCACAGTGTCACGAGCGAAGCCCCAGACCGTTGTAGCCGTGTTGCGCAGCGCAACGGGCAGCGTGACATCTACGCGAGCCGTCGCCACCGTCGTGCTGCTCGTGCCGATGATGCGCAGGCGGTACAGGTTGCCAGCCGAATCGGTCAGCACGATGGCGTCGTTGATGTCGGTCGGCGGCGTGCTCGTGGACGGGAACTGGAAGATGGCGCTGCTCGCCGTAATCGTCAGCACGTCAGACGGTCCCCAAGTCGTTCCGCCGCTAACAGTTACGGTCGTGGCCGTCGTGTTGTTGCCGTCGTAGGTCAGGCCGCAGTCCACAAAGAAGCAGTTTGTCAGCGTCGTGATCTGCCGCGATGCCATGCGCTCGACGTAACGCTTTGTGTTGCCGCCAATTGTGCGCTTGACGATCACATACAGGCGGTCCTCGCTGCCCTCAGCGACCGCCGTGCAAGTTTCAAACACGCCGTCCGTGTCGTGCTGGTGCCACGCGCCGATCTGCTGCTCGGGCATGTAGGTCAGACCCAACAGATTGCCGTTGCTGCTCACGAACCACAGGATCGGCTGCGGAGCCTTGCTGTAGCACATGTCCGTGATGTCAAGGTCATCGAACAGGTGGGCCGCACGGATGGACAGGTCGCCCGTCACGAACCCGCTCGCCTGCCAGGAATAGCCGAGTTCGCGCACGTGGCCGCCGCGGGCAGCGCAGTACACGACCGTGTTGTTGACAATCTCGGGTTGCACATCGTTGGCACCGATGTACGACTGGGGGCGCACGCTGATCGTTGACGGGGTCAGCACGTCGCTGTTGACAGGGCTGACTCTCCACTCTGCCGCGCTCGTCAGCAACAGCAGCTGCGTCAACGGAACGATGTGGTTGATCGTGTTGGCTTCGCGGGCGGCCACGCGGATGTTGATTCGGTCACTGTCCTTGCTCGGCAGCGTGTAGGACAGGTCGCTCTCGGTCCCGCTGCGCGTCATCCACATCGTCTGCGGGTCGTTGTTCGTGCCGGCGAAGATGCGGCGTTGCTCGAAATAGGACACCGCTCGTGGGTAGTTCCCGGCGCCCACGAACGGCGTTTCCACGATGGGCGGGGTGATGCCCATATCGGGCGCGATGTTGTCATCGTCAAACGACGTGCTCGCCGTCTGTCCGATGTAGCCGTACAGGCCACTCTGCCGCTTGTAGATGTTGTAACGCAGCGCACCTGAAACCGCGCTCCAACTAATCGTGTTCTTCGCGCCGATGGCGTTCAGGTTGTTGATGACGTTGCCGCTCGGGCTAGCCGCGCTCTCGTCCACCGCGTTCTGCGCAATGGCCGTCACGACGTAGTAGTTATCGAAGTCCAGGCTCTTGTCGCCGAACTGCACAAAACCGCCGCTTGCCCACGCGGTGTATGAAGTCGTGTTGACAGGCACACCTGTGTCGTACGCCTTGACCGACAGCGTGTTTCCAGCCGGCGTGCTGTTGACGAGATAGAACCCGGCCAACTGCGTCATCGTTCCGCCGTTGACATAGATGCTGTCGCCGATGCCAAACCCGTGGTTGCCGACCGTCGTGATGACGCCGGGGTTCGCCTGCGTGATGCCCGTAATGTTCAGCGCGTCGCCGCGGCTAGCCGTGACGGTCGGTGCGGCAGGAACCGCAACAGGCGCAACAAACGAAATGGTCGAAAGGGTCCACGTGGTCGCTCCGAGACGGCGCAGCTCGCGGGGCGCGTAGTTCGGATGCACAAGCGTCAGCACGTCGGCTGACTGCACGTAGTGGATGGTCGGGATGTCAGCCTCAAGGTACGGCGTCGGGATCTCGTAGGCCGACGATGGCAGCGGGTACCAGTAGGTCGCGTTCGGTGGCGCGTTGCCAGTCGTGGCAGCGATGCAGTAGTAGTTCGTGCCGCCGCTCGACACGAGGTCGCCGATGACATAAGCGGTCGCCCCGTTGTAGGCCGCCGGGCTGCCAGCCTGCAGCGTCGCGCCCTGCGTGTGGAACCGGATGTACTGGTTGCCGACCTCAAGCACCATCGTCTGCGTGGTGCTGTAGGTGAACGGGATCAGCCGCGTGCGCTTCGTGCTGTCCTTGACCTCGGCCACGAATGCCGTGCCTGGTCGGTTCTCCGCCGGCCCTTGCGGGGTGGCAATGAAGTTTCGCAACTTCGCAGCGCCAGTCTGGAACTTGACATCGTCGATGCGACCGAACATCTCCGGCGACAGCTCGCCGCCTGCAAACGACCTGCTGTAGATCCGGGTGCTCGGCATGGTTTAGCGTCCTGCAATCCAGCTTGTGATGTGCTCGGGCTTGATGTTGCGTTGATTGCCGTCGCTCATGCGTGCCTGCTGCAGATAGCCCACCATCAACTGCGTCTGGCGCTTGCCCTCGGCAGCGCCCTGATCGCCCTTGATGACCGGGCCTGCCAACATCGCCGCCAAGTGGTGCGACAACGCCATCACAAAGAGCGGGTCAAACTTGGTCGGATCGCTGATAAGCGCCTGATACCGCAGCAGCGCGTTCTCTTGATCGGTGTACAGCACCTTGTTGCCGTTCGTGTCCGTCTCGATGCTGTACGGCTGCGGCACATAGCGCCCGGCTGCGACAAGCGGCGCGTAGTTGTGCAGGAAGTCGGGGTTGTCACTCGGCGTGAACTTGGCCGAGTAGTCGTTTTCGGCGTCGTGCGGCAGCACGCTGACGGCGACCATCATGTCGCCAGGCACCGCGTACGCGTACTTCCACATGCTGTACGGCATCGTCACCGACGCAAGCAGTGCGCGCCGGCTAGCGAAGTTCCAGTTGTGCATCTGGAGCAGGCTGTCACGCGCAATGGGGTAGAACCGTGCGCAGTGTTCCGCCTGTGCAGACCCTTCAGGCGGGTCGATGCTGGCGATGCTTGCGTCATCGCCGAGGTGCGCGAGGGCCAGATTGCAGATCTCTACGACGCTTGCCAAGGTGGCCTCCTAGTCATAGAGGGGCGCCGGGTTGTGAGTCCGACGCCCCTCTGTTTCATCTAGCTGACATCAATCGTCGCTCTGGAGTTCCCGAGCCGGGCGACCACGGCGGCGGACCACCGGGGTAACTGCGGGTTCGGGATCTTCCTGCACAGCCGGCTTGTCGATGTACTCAAGGTTGCCGTTGTGAGGACCGTTGTACTCAAAGACATCGTTCTCCTGACGGAGTCCGTTGTCAACGAAGCAAACGACCTTTGCGCGAACTCGTGCCATGTGCGTTCCTCAATCAGATGACGCTGAAGCCGCTGGCGTAGAACTTCTTGCCGTCCTGGATGTCGAGGACGATCTGCGCAAGAATCGAACCCTGCGTCGGGTTCGTTCCACCAACGGTGTACGAGGCTCCGAGGTAACGCTCGCCGAGGCTAGCGATCTGAGCTGGCAGGCGAACAACATACTGCTTGCCTGCGGTCAGATTCGCAAGCACAACAGCGCCCGTGCTGCCGATGACCGTACCGCTCGACAGAGCAGCGTTGTCATCGGTAATCACGTTCATGGTCAGCGAGGTCAGCGTGTTGAACGCCTCGATCACGGTGAAGACCATGTACAGGTTTTCTCCTTCACCAATGTCGCGGGCGGTGCCGAGATCAATGGTGTTGGTGCTCACGGCGGTAGCGGTGATGGCCTGTCCGCTAATGGCGGTGCCGGGGTTGTTAGCCCCAGAGACGGTCAGAAGAACGTCGGTAATCATGTTGTTGTTTCCTTTCTGTCGTTCCTATCAGGACACGACGGCTTCGGTGTTGACGATGGCATCGACGCGACGCAGCGGGACGCCCTGGAATGACAGGTAGGCAGCCGGAGTACCGAACTGCGACAAGCCCTCGTTGACCTTGAGCACGTACTGGCTCTTATCGAGCGCAGCAATGGCAAGACCCGAGTGAACCGTGCGGTTCATGTAGAACGCCGCACGACCCATCGACATGTTGGGCAGGCGGTACAGGGCGCGGCTCATCAGCTTGATGAGAGCGGTAGCAGCCGATGCGGCCTGCGTGGTGGTCTGCGCCATCAGGTCAGTCGTGTTGATGTTGCAGATGCGCACGACGTAGCGCCAGTCCTTGACCACCAGACCGTTCTTCCACTGGTAGCGGGTGGCATACGCCTGGAGACGGCTGCCATCGCTGTTGTAGACGGTCTGTTCGCCGAGGTCTTCGTGCATGAGGCCCGCGCTGCTGCCCTTGGGGAACGGGCAGTAGACGGTGTTGTCCCCCCACACCACGAGGTACACCGAGGTGTTCGCGGTGGCATCCGAACCGCCAGCGTTCAGGATGTTCTGCGAGTTGTTCGGCGAGCCGGCGCCGATGTCCGAGTAGCGCGGCGCGAGGCCGAGGAACTGCTTCGGATCGGTGGCGGGGTTGCCGTAGAACATGGTGGTCGCCATGGTCTGGTTCATAGCCTCAAGGAAGGCCACGTCCTCGGACAGACGGAACTGAGCGGTGTTGCCGTTCAGCATCGCCAGATCCTTGTCCACTTCGCTGCGAGCCTCCAGCATGCCGCAGGCTTCGTCAACCTGAGCCGTGGTGCTCTTGCTGTTGGGGATGCCCTGGTTCAGCGCACGCCAGTAGACGGTGGGCAGACCAGTGCGGATCACGACGCGGTCGCCAGTGGGCAGGTTGCCCTCCTTGAAGACGCAGTCCTCAAGGATTTCGTTCGACTGCGAGAGGAGTTCCGCGATGACCGGGACGCGGCCATCCGGGTCGGTGCGCTTCGCCCAGTCGGCGAGCGTCAGATTCGACGTAGAGAGAGTTGCCATGTGTCAGATTCCTTGTGTAAGGGGTTACGAGTAGAGAGCATTCGCCGCGTCATCGAACGTCATCGGACCACGTGCCTTGGCGGTGGTCGCGCTGCCGCCGACGAAACGGTCTTCACTAATTGCCTTGCCTGCGCGGAAGAACAACCGGATCACCTCCGGGTGGTTGCCCAGGCCCGACGTGTTGAGCAGGTCGCGGAGTTCGGGGGTGCCGAACGCATCCAGCGCCTTCTTCGCAACCGACAGGTTCTCAGCGAGCGCAGGCCCGCCGAACTCCTTGTCGCTCGTGGCCGACTTGGTCCACTCGTTGCGAACGGCCTGGATCTGGGCTTCCTGCCGCTGGGCCATCTGTGGACCCATGCGGTCGAGGAGCTTCTGCGCGGCTTCTTGGCTCAGTCCGAGTTCCCTAGCCACTTCCGAATACGCCGTAATGGTCTCGCCGTCGAACTCGCGTCCTTCGGGAGCCTTGAACTCGTACTTCTCAGGCACAACGGGCTTGGCCTCGGCGGGTGCCTTGGTTTCGGCCTTCGTTGCCTGTTCCGTGGTTGGAGACTCGCTGCCCTTGGCGGCCTCGCCGGCAGGTGCAGTCTGAGTTTCGGTCGCCTTCTGCCCATTCCCGTAGAGAACCTCCGCCACGTTGACGGGGGCTGCGGGAGTCGCGGATGTTGACGAGCTGTCAGGGGTCGTTGCGCTCGCCGTCATCGTTGGTTCGTTCATTCGTTAGTTCCTTCATCATCACCGGATACAGCTCCGGGCATTGAGTGTGAATAATACCGAGAAGTTGCAGTCCGTAATTCCGATTCCCTTCCGCAAACGCCATTGACATGGAGTTTGTGTTGAACGAACTGCGGAACACGCCTGCTCTGTCCATGAGCCGCCACACGATGCGGCGGCCTCGCTTTGATGACATCAGCCACTTGATGTCATTCTCCTCGTTCTCACGAGCGATCCGCTCGCGTAGTTCGCGGTCGGCCTTTGCCTTCTCTTGGCCGCGCAGGTCGAGAGGATCGTAGTTCGTCATGGGATGTAGCTGCCGTCAACCTCGTTGACAGTCACGATCACGGACGGGATGTTCGGCCTCGTCGGCGATGTCAGGCTGTTGGCAAAGTAAATTGACACATCCGTGTCCGGCGTGGACCACATGATCTGCGCGTACTGACCTTCGGTCATGTCTAGAAAGATGTTCCACGCTGCCACGACGAAACCGTCGCCGCTGGCGTGCGTCTTCGGCACCGTGATGCGCGTATTGCTGTCCGCAACATCAACCCCATTGACACGGAACCAAATGTCAACGTTGGCCTCTTGGCTATCAGCATTGCGCAACTGGGCGCTGAACTGCACGTTGTAGATGCCCGTGCGCGTCACGACAGCCTTGGTGTTGTCGGCAACCGAAATCCCGTGCGAGATGTCCGTTGTTGCAAACTGCATCGGCGTTTCAGTGTTGATGGACGCTGTCTGCAGCACGTTGCTGTGAAACGAGCCAACGAGCGGGATGCGAGCGAACAACTGCTCGCTGCCGTCAGGGTCTTTGACACCGACGATGTCGCC